AGAGAGAGAATGTATCTTGACAGAAGAAACTATCTCATAGGCATATTGCATTATAAGTATGGTAAGAGCTCAACTTTTATTGCTGATATATTTGGAATGGATGGTTCATCTATTAGAATAGCAAAAAGACATGCTTATACACTACTTAGTTATAATGATATAACTTTTGCAGCTAATGCCTGTGAGTATATACAAAAGTTTCCATATGATTTTCCGTATACTGGTACCAAACAACATAGAAGTACTACTGTAGTAGTTTCACTAGATAGTGTTTTGTACAAGAAAGTAAAAGCATATGGTAATCTTGTTGGAGATGCTAAGATAGATACTACAATTAAGAACTTACTTAAAAAAGCAATTAAGCTATGGGAAGAATGAAAGAGATTTACATGCAGGTCATGCATGAGAATGATGGTCAGGTTCCAGAAGAGATGACCATTGCAGATATCATGAGAATGAAAGAATTAGAAATCTACAATTGGGAACAATATGAAAGAGAACAAGAGAAAATTAGACTATTCAGAATTAAACAGGAAAATCCAAGAGAGATTACAAAGGTGGCACAAGTTAGAGAGTTCTGGGAAGAAGAACTTGAAAAAGGTAAAATCAGAAGGATTGCAAAAGGTGAATAATGAAGAAGGGGATTAGTCACTTTATTAAATATACCTTGGTATGGATAAGCCAAAACTTATCCGTACCTTTTTGGATGGTAGGTCATGTACATCTTAGCATAAATGTATATGCTGATATTCATGAGATAATGATGTCCATGGGTATGAATATAATTGTGGCAATTGGATTTATTATTGACTATAGAGAAATAAGAAAGAATGAAAAATAGAAACTGGGTAGTAATACTACCAATATTATTTTATGTGTTAGCAGGCTTTGGCTATTTAAGATGTGTCTACAAGATGTGTACATGTAATTGGGAACCTGTTGGTAAAGCTGAGATAGTTTATACTGTAGGTACATTTACTGGTGCAGGTGTTATTATTGGATATCTTAGCATTGAAGATAAGTAAATCACAAAAAAGTGTCATTTTTAGTACATTTAACCGGTTAAGATCCGATTATGTAGGCTAAAACCACCATAAATTGTGATTTTTTCACAAAAAGATGAATTAAGACATCATTAGAAAGGATAAGGGGTAAAAATTACCACATATGCTGAACATAAATGTAAACTTATAAGCTTATAAAACAACTAAAAATTTGAACCTATGAACTTAAACAGAGAGAAACGTAGAGAAGAAATGGCTGGTATTGGTACTGCCGTTCTCTTAAGCTTTATAATTATATGTATTATAGTAGCTACTATTCAAGTAATCTTTAATATTTTATAAGATGAAAGACTATCCAAAGTGGGTAAACAATCTTGTTTACTTTTTAGCAGGTATTGGCTTTGGTCATATATTATTTAACTTTATATTCTAAGTTATGCCGGATATTACAATGTGTCCTGGTACTAATTGTCCAGTTAAAGACAAGTGTTACAGATTCACTGCTAAAGCAAATGAATGGGGTCAGTCATATTTTATGAGTGTTCCAGGTAAAACAGTAGATGACAAGTTTACTTGTGATAATTACTGGGGTGAAGGTGGTGAAGAAATATGGAGTAAATCAGAAAATAAAGATGGGAAAGATAATTCTTGAGTTTGACTCTATTGAAGAAAAAGAAGATGCAAGAGATGCATTAGACGGTCCTAGATGGAAATTGGCTGTCTGGGATCTTGACCAAAAATTACGTGAAATAACCAAGTATGGTTATGTTGACAAAAAAGAAGCTACTGATCAAGAAAGAGATTTAGCTGATAGACTTAGAAAGGAATTGAGAGGAATATTAGAAGACTATAATTTAAATCTAGAATAGTATGAGTGTAAACAAGAAAGACTACAAAGTAGTAGAAGTACAAGATGGTTATACAACAAAGTATACCGTAAAGAAAAGAATCTTTTGGTTATTCTGGAAGACCATTAAGAACAATGCAGGATTTGATATGCAGTATGACACAAAGAGAGCTGCACAATCTTACATTAACTTTCTAAAGTGATAATTTCTACATGTGTTAGGAAAGTACAGCAGATTAAGAGATTATGAGTGTTGTAGAAAAAGTCACTAGAAAGAGTATGATTATTAGACCAAGTGGAAGGAGCACTGATTACATTGCTCCTTCTTTTGGTCATGGCTGTTTGTATAACTGTACTTACTGTTATATGAAGAGACATAAACCGGAAGGATTATCTGTAGCTAAGAATACTATGGACATCCTGACAGAAATTAATTCTCATGCATTCTTTGCTGATGTAGAGAAGCCAAATCAGACTGGAGATTATATTACATATGATATCAGTTGCAATGAGGACTTTGCTCTACATGCTAAGTATCATGATTGGAGAACAATCTTTAAGTTTTTTAGAGATCATCCACTTGCTATGGGTTCATTTGCTACTAAGTATGTAAATAAAGACTTATTAACTTTTGGTCCTGAAGGTAAAATTAGAATTAGATTTAGTCTAATGCCTTATGAACTAATGGAACATCTTGAGCCTAATACAAGTAAACTTTATGAGAGACTTAGAGCTGTTTACGAATTTAGAAATGCTGGTTATGAAGTTCACTTAAACTTTAGTCCTGTTATTGTACATGATAACTGGTTACAGCATTATATGAGTTTGTTTAACACTGTAGACAGAATGGCCAAAACAGATGGCTGGGCTGATGATAGAGTTAAAGCTGAGGTAATCTTTTTAACTCATAATGAAGAAAAGCATTGGTATAACGTAGCAAATAAATTACCAGGTGAAGAGTTTCTTTGGACACCTAAGATACAAGAAGGTAAGATATCTCAGTATGGTGGTAAAAATGTAAGATATGAGCATAATAGAAAGGCAGACTACATAAAACAGTTTATTCAAATACATGATAGTATAATACCTTGGAATACCATCAGATACATCTTTTAATATGGAAAAGAAAATAATGGATGAAATGCTGGCACTGTCAGCACAGATTGCAAAAGAGCATTATGAATTGACAGATAATGTAGATAGAAACTTAAACTATCTGTGGTATATGTACCACAAGGGTAGTAAAGTTGGGACATTCCGTCCTTTTGTATATATGGCAGAGTTACAACTGCTAAAGAGAATGGGCTACATTAATGATACTGAGATAAAGAACATGATTGCAATGTTAGAATCTTCAGATGAAGAGAACCTGCACATGGTTACTCTATCAATTAAGAGCTTTAGAGATCTAAGAATTCTAGAACATGGTGAGTATAGTAAAGTGAATAAGGCATATACGAAGATTGCTAAAGATTATCCACATGAGATACTTAACCATGAAGTATTTATGAAAACAATGTCACCGGCAAATGGCTAATCTAATTAAAGAACATATTATTGCAGAGATAAGAGATGGTAATAAGAATATTCAGGATATGCTTCCAGAAACTATAGCAAAGTATGTAAAAATAAGATATAAGTGTTCTACATATATTGCCAAGACAATTGCAAAAGAATTAACAAATGACAGAAAATGAATTAACAGACTTAGGCTTTAATAAAGTAGAAGTCAATGACTTAGAGAGTCAAAATGGATATGATTATTATTACTATACTCTTGACATATTTAACAATCTTACTTTGATTTCAGTAGATAATGATAGAGTACAAGATGAAAATTGGTATGTATATAATCTAGATTGGCCTGATCAATTTAAACTTCAGACAGTAGATCAGGTTCAGCAGTTCCTTCATTCTGTAGGTCACTTTTCTTCAAGAGCTTAGCTTTTTCAGAGAGCATGGTGGATAGAATGAGTGTAGATGCAGATTCCCATGCATCATCAATTTCTTGAGATAGAAGATCAAATGACATGGTAGTCTTTAATACTTCTCCTGTACGGAGATGTATTTTACTACCAGCATCTGGATTTCTTGGGTTGACAAAAGATATTCTGGTTATATGAGCAACATTTAAGTGCTCAATATATGGGCCATGCTCATCTCGGAATTCTATTGGTAGAAACATTAGACTATTTGGTTACCTTCTATTTTGTAATTGCTAACTTGCACTAAGTTACCATTTCTTTTTAGAATAGCAAATCCATGATTCCATTCATTTATTTCTAAATATTCTGGAGTGAGTTCACATAAGCAACCAAGACTATAGCCACGGATAGTTGTAGAGTCTTCAGGACCATACACTCTCTGTGAGCTAGAACTTGTTTTGTGAAAGTGATTTACAAGACAATTTGTTTTTAATCTCATTAGAGCAGTGCGGGCTGGTACTACGCCACCTGCACCTGGGATTTTGTCCCCATGTTCTATTAAGAAGTCACCAAAGACAACTTTAGATCTAAATGGAATATACTGTACACCATATTCAGCTACATGTAGGAGTACATCTAGTCTGAATTCATCCATGTCTAATAGCTCAGATGCCTTAACTCTAAGGTATCTTTCAAATCTATTTTCATGGTTACCTGGAATAAAGTATATTGGAATACCAGGGAATCTGGATCTGCAGTAATCTAAGAATTGTTTACCTGCCTCAAGTTCTTGCTTGAAATGGACCATTCTTGGGTCTTTCTCATGAAAAGACATTTGATAAAAATCTAACATGTCACCGTTGATAAACAGGGACTCTATGTTTTGTTTCTCCATCTCATCAAATGCTGCTTCTATAGCATCATTATCTTGGTATGGTATATGAAGGTCACCAATAACTCCTACTGAGTTGCAACCTGATGGAAATATAAAAGTGTCACGCTTTGTTGCATAAGACTCTGGTAGAAATTTTTCTTTCATGGTAAATTCAACTTTAAGTTCTTTCTGAAATCTTTTGTCTTCAAGTCTACTTCTATTTCTATCACCTGTTTGGCCTCTATAGTATCTTACTTTAGCATAGACTCTTTCAAGTGATACGAAGGTGGGATTTTCAGAATAGATTTTTTTGGCTAGAGTTTTTGAAGGAGCTTCTGGGAACCTTTCTAGGTAATCTAATACTATATCAGTATCTTTATGTTTATTGTTTTTGATTCCTTTTTTTCCAGCCATACTTATTAATAATATACAAAAAATCAGCTTATGTTTACTACTAAATTAGTGAAACGTGGAGGTAAGTTAGTTTATCCTGATGATAAATCCAAATTAAATTTTCAGATTTTTATTGATAAACTAGCTGATGGACAGCAAGTTGAGGTCTTTATGGGCCTTGTATCTGACAATGCCTCATTAGCTCAGATTGCTAAAGTGCATGCATGTATACGTACACTAGCACAGGAATCTGGCTATACTTTTGATGAAATGAAAAGGATTATTAAGACCCATGCTGGTCTTTGTTATGATGCAGGAGATGCAGAGATTTGTAAATCTTTTGCTGACTGCAGTAAAATGGAATTGGCTCTAGCAATAGAGTCCTGTGTAGAAATTGGAAGAGATTTTAATCTTAATCTTGGCTAGGATCAGCTGGAAGATCAACTTCCACTTCTGTAAACAAGTTATTTTCAGTAGCTTGTTTTTCTATCTCTGCAAGTAATAGAGTTAATGTGTAGAAAGACTGTTCCCAATGGGTCATATCTTTGTACTCTTTCTTCATAAGTCCTGCAAGGACTTTTTCTCTTTCTTTTTCTTCTGGCTCAGGAGAAGTTTTAAACAAATAAAAGAGAGCGCTCTTTAACATGAAGTAGAATGACTTGTTCATTTCTACTGAAACAATAGCATCATCCTTTATTTCTTTTACAGTTACTTTAGCCATTATATTATACTTTTTTAACAAATATACATGATTATGAGCAATATATTAGACATTGATGATTATAAACAAAAAATATTTAATAAACTTGAACCTAGTGGTTGGGGTAGAGTTCTTAAACCTTTTATATTTAGTTTAGAGTTTGAGAACATTTTAAATAGTTTACATGCTCTTTCAGTTGGTGGTAAAAGATTTACTCCTGTACTAAAAGATGTATTTAGAGCATTTGAAGAGTGCCCATATGATGAACTTAAAGTAGTTATAGTAGGTCAGGATCCATATCCGACACTTGGTGTAGCAGATGGTATTGCATTTAGTTGTGGTAAGACAGACAAAGAACAACCATCTCTAAGGTTTATTCTTGATGAAGTTGAGAAATTATACCCAAACGGGTATGAAAGACCACTAGATCTAGCAAAATGGTCCCGACAGGGTATACTTATGCTTAATACAGCTCTGACAACTGAAGTTGGTAAGATAGGTCAACACTATGATATCTGGGCTCCATTTGTAGCATATGTATTTGACTACTTGAAGAACTTTCATCCTGGATTAGTTTATGTCTATATGGGTAAAAAATCTCAAGAGTGGGCAGATGTATGTGGAGAAAATTGTACTAAATTTATGGTCTCACATCCTGCAAGTGCTGCTTACAATGGTAGCAAATGGGATTCTAAAGGTGTCTTTGGAGAAGTCAGAGATACTGTACAACATTTGTATAATTATAAAATCATCTGGTAATGCAAGAAGTATTCAACAAGTTAATAAAAGCTGGTATTAGTCCTAATGCATTCTATGTGTTATATTGCATACATAATAAGGTTGTACCTAATGATTTTGTTAATTCTTCTATTGAAATAGCTAAGTTAAAATCAGGTAATTACCTTACAGAATCCTTGGAATTGTCAGGTAATAGCCTTAAATTTATAGAAGAAATTGATGGCTTCTTTAAGAAATCCAAGAAGAAAACATCTAAGAATTTGATGGGAGAAGACTTTCAGGACAATCTTAAACTTTACAATCAGTTATTTCCAAGTGGTAAGTTACCAAGTGGTGTATATGCAAGAGTGAATATTAAGAGTCTTGAGAATGCTTTCAGATGGTTCTTTGAAAACTTTAGCTACTCATGGGAGACTGTGATAAAAGCTACTGAGAGATATGTAGATGAGTATTCTCTAGATAGATACAACTACATGCGTAACTCTCAATACTTTGTTAGAAAACAGAATACAGATAAAACCTGGGATTCTACTCTAGCAACTTATTGTGATATGATTGATGCAGATGATTATGAAGAACTAAACTATTTTAAAGAAAATATAGTATGATTAGATTTAAATTATTTTTCATTGCTCTATTAGGAAGTCTTGTTTCCTGGCTGTTAGTTCATACTCTACTTGTAGAAATGAACTTCTTACAGTTTTTAGCAATTGAATTTGTAGTGGGTTTATCCCATCTCATCTATAATGATGTAAAAAGTAGGTTAACAACTTAATCCAAATGTATGGCAGAATTATTTAACGGTGCCCGGGCTCTGAAGCCTGTGAGTGAAAGAGACGCTCTTAGAAAAGCCCTTCTTAAAATGAAGGCTAGAAGATCTGGTGAGCTAAAGTCACTTAAAAGTTCATGGCCCAAATTTAATGATGCCTTCTGTGATGGATTGGAATGGAGAACTATCACCGTAGTAGGTGCTAGACCGGGAACAGGTAAGACTTTATTTATGGAGCAATTAATCTCTGATATTATTGAGGAGAACAAAGACCATAAGTTTAGAGTACTTAAGTTCCAGTTTGAAATGCTTGATGAGACCAATGGTATCAGAAAGCTAAGTCTGAATACAGGTTCTGATTACAATACATTAATGAGCAAAGGTGAACCCGTGGATAGAGATTTATACTTAAGATGTGTGCAGTACTATGAACAAACTGAAAGTACTGATGTCATAGATGTAGTATATGATCCATGTACTGTAGATGAGATGTGCGCAACCATACATTATTATATGGAAAAGCACAAGGATGAAGACGGTAACTACACAAATGCTCTGGTTACTATTGACCACTCAGCTTTACTTAAGGTAGGAAAGGGTCAGAGAGATAAGTTTGAAACATTGTATGCTCTTGGTGAAGCCATGACATATATGAAGAAACACTATCCTGTGGCATTTCTTGTCCTGAGTCAGTTAAACAGGAATATAGATAATCCAGACAGATCCAAAGATGGTGACTATGGGAATTATGTATTAGATTCTGATTTATTTGGAGCAGATGCTCTATTACAACATGCTGATGTAGTACTTGGTATTAATAAACCCTCTATCAGAAAGATTAGGTTCTATGGTCCTGAAAGATTTATTGTGAATGATGAAGATTTACTTGCATTTCACTTCTTGAAATCTAGGAACGGAACAACTAGATTAAGCTTCTTTAAGCTAGATAGACAGTCCATGAGAATAGTTGAAATAGAAACACCTCCACAAGCAACAAAACTTAAATTATAATTATGAGTAGAAAAGAAAGAGAAAGAGAATTCTTTGCCTATCACATGGATAGGTTTAGAAAAGCACAGATTTCTGATCCCTTCTTTGTCTTAAAGACTGCCTTTTTTCAAAAGGGTAAGTATGGTAGACAGGTTCAGTTATTTGAAAGTGAACTCAAGAGAGGTGAAGATGTCTTCATTGAGTTCATTGACATTATCAGAGATGACTCTGGTAAAGAACAACGTATTGAACCAGCCTATGCTGATAGGCCTGTGTTCAGGTATAAAGCTAACCCTTATTATGCAGAAGAGTATGATATGAAAGAGGGTACAAATGCAAATGGTGATAACTATTTTGCATATACTATTCCTCTATCAGAGCTTATGGTAATTATGCCAGATGGTTCTGAGATTACATACAATCTGTATGAGAAGAGAAAAGCTGAAGCTCCTAAAGAGCAAATAAGTTTATCTGTATTTCCAAACTTTGAGGATGAGTTCATTCCAAAGCTTAAGGATAAGACAGAAGAACTGTCATTAGATCTTCCAAGTGAAGATGAAGGTATGGCTGAGATTACTATCAGAGATTTTGCTGCAATCATGTGGAAACAACCTGTTAGTAAGAAAAGTTGGTTAAATGATTTAATTAAACAGCAATGAGCATAGTACTTCCAACTAAGAAGGTCAAGGCCGAGAGAGTTAATCCAAAGAGATTAGTTATCTATTCTAAACCTAAAACAGGTAAGACAACTGCATTTGCAGGACTAGAAGATAATCTCTTATTGGATTTAGAAAACGGTGCTGATTATGTAGAAGCTCTTAAAGTAAAGATTGCAAGCTTGCAAGAACTACTTGATGCAGGTAAAGCTATTAAAGCTGCTGGTAATCCATACAAGTATGTTACAATTGATACTGTAACTGCATTAGAAGATATGGTTATGCCTTTAGCTATCAAGCTTTACAAGAACACTAGCATGGGTAAAAACTATGATGGAGACAATGTCTTATCCTTACCAAATGGTGCAGGATATTTATATTTAAGACAAGCTTTCTTTCAAGTTTTAGATTTTATTGATACATTAGCTCCCCATATTATTCTATCTGGTCACATTAAGGACAAGCAGGTAGATGACAAGGGAGAAATGGTTTTGGCTGCAAACATTGATTTGACAGGTAAAATTAAATCTTTAATCTGTGCTAATGCTGATGCAATTGGTTATATGTATAGAAAAGGTAATAAAACTATTCTGTCTTTCAAGACAAATGAGGAAGTTACTTGCGGAGCAAGACCAGAGCATCTCAGAAATGAAGAGATTGTAATTACAGAAGCAAACGAAAAAGGAGAACTTGAGTTCCACTGGGACAAAGTATTTATTTAATTATTAAAAACAAAGAAAAATGGCATTAAGCACAACTGATTTGGGCACAGGAGGCTCAGGACTACCAAAGACAATTACACCAGGTAATCATGTATTGAAAATTAATAGCATTGAGCTAGAGGAATTCAAGTTTATCCCAGGTGCATATCATCTTATGTTACATGTAGAGACTCAACCTATTGAAGGTTTTGAGGGTTTTCTAATTGATAAAGATGATGAGAGCAAGGGAAGACATGCAGGTCAGATTGGTAGAGTAAAAGCAAGCCAGTATGCATTTGCAGATGGTGAAACTAAATCTGGTGTTAAGATTCAGAGAGATAGATCTATCTTGATCTTCTTAAGAACTCTTGCACATACACTAGAACTTGACTCTTGGTTTGCTGAGCAGAATGATAAGCATGAGACTATTGAAGACTTTGTTAAAGAGTTCAATAAGACTGCAGATTTCAGAGGTAAGTATCTTGAGTTCTGTGTTGCTGGTAAAGAATATGAAAGTAAATCAGGCTATACTAACTATGACATGTGGTTACCAAAATCAGAAGGTAAGAAATATGCATTTGGTGCAGTAGAAGAAGCTGCAGTACTTGTATTTGATGAGACCAAGCATGTTAAGAAGTTAGAAGTTAAAGAAGTAAAATCCTTTGGAGATGATGATGATGTATTTGAAAAACCAAAGACATCTTCTGACTTTAGTTTAGACTAACTACTACCTAAATAATTAGGGGGAGTTAGTTATAATTATTGTTTAACAAGGATTTCAAACTATTTCAGGAAACTCCCCCTTTTATTTTTATTGGTTATGATTTCTACAAAGAACTTAGTATCTGATTTACAAGATGTACCCGGAGAATGGGTATTTGAATATTATTTAAACTTAAAAGAAAAACTTACTGGTCAGAACATAAAGATGCTCTCTGCATTTAATGTAAAAGACAAGATCCCAAGCATGTTTATCTATCGCAATGGGGATTACTATAAGTTTAAAGATTTCTCTTCTGGCTTTCAAGGTGATAAAGTAGAACTTGTAAGGTATCTATTTAATTATGATACAAGATCTAAAGCAATTAATAGAATACTAGATGACTATAGAGAGTATCTAAAATATAATACACCTGCAGAAAGAGGACCAATACAATTTCATGATAAGTTCAAGGTAACAGATTACCAAATGAGACACTGGAATTCCCAAGACTCTAAGTTTTGGATGAGTTTTAGGATTTCTTCAGCTATACTGGAGAGATACAATGTTGTTCCATTGGAATTCTTTACTATGGAAAAGACTGAAGTTGATGGTAGTGTAACATCTTATAGATTTGCAAGACCCTATGTCTATGGTTATTTTAGACAAGATGGTGAGCTGTATAAGATCTACATGCCAAAGGTTCAAGAAAAGAAGTTCATTAAGATCCAGAACTATACACAGGGTATGGATCAACTGCAATATGATTCCAAGTATTTACTAATTGTTTCTTCACTTAAAGACCTTATGTCTTTCAAGAAGCTTGGTATTGGTAATATAGAATGTATTGCTCCAGACAGTGAGAATACAATGATTGGAGAATCTGTTATAAATAAACTTAGAGAAAGGTATTCTAAGATTATTGTACTGTTTGATAATGATGAGCCCGGTATAAAGGCTGCTCAGAGATATCAGGACAAGTATAATATTCCACATGTAATACTTGACATGTCTAAAGATTTATCAGACTCTGTCAGAGATCATGGTATTGAACCTGTAAGAGATAAGTTATTATATTTACTAAAACAGATAGTATGAGTTGGTTATACAAAGGTGAAGTATTTAATGACAGCAAAATTCCAGAAGGTGCTGTAGGTTTCATTTATGAAATGGAGGCAATCATTGATGGTAAAGCAGTCCGTTATATTGGTAAAAAGAACTTTCATTCTACAGTTAAGAAGAAACTTGGAAAGAAAGCTATTGAAGCAATGACAGACAAAAGAGCATCTAAATACACTTTTGTTAGCAAAACTAACTATGAAAACTATTACAGTAGTAATAAAGTGCTACAGGATGCACATAAAGCAGGAGTACCTATAAAAAGATTTATGGTTAGGATATGTTTCTCAAAGACAGAGTTAACATATCATGAGACTAAATTTCAATTTGTAAGAGAAGTGCTTGAAAAAGAAGAATATCTAAATGCCAATATTCTTGGCAGGTTTTACAAAATCAAATAGTATGAATGAAATAAATATGATGGGTACCCTTGTCAAATTAGCTGACTTGGGAGTAACTGGTATTAAGGTACAATATGAAGGATCAGGTGATTCTGGTTGCATTGAAAATGTAGTTTACACTACAGAAAAAATGGATAGAGATGAAGAAGCAGCATTTGATGATATAAATGATATAGAAGTATGGTATCAGGATGCAAAACATCTTAGAGAATTAGATTCAGGTCTTGCTTCTGATATAGAAAACTTTGTTGAAGACAAATTACTCCAAGATATTGAAGATTGGTGGAATAATGATGGTGGTTATGGTTCAGTATGTATTTTAATTCCTTCAGGTAAATATAAAATCTACAATGATATTAGAATTACCCAGGTAGAGAGTTATTTTCATGAAGGTTCTTTAATTCAAAAGACATTGTAATGGCACATCCAGAACAGCATGCTGTATCATCAGCAAGAAAGTTTGGAGGTATTCCAGAAGACTATGTAGAAATTCATGAATGGTTTGATGCTACTAAAGCATGGGTAGGTCATTCTAAACATAGAATGTTCCGTCATCACAGTGAGGGTATATTTGAATGTGAAAAAATATTTGGGCCTTATCTGCTAAATTCTGATAACAAAAAAGTGTATACCAGATATGTTGGTGAACAACATGTAAAAGAAGATTGCAATGGATATATTCCAAGTGCAAAAGAATGGTTAGATATGATTGCATCTGGTGAAATTAAAGACTGGGCTATTAAAACATTAAAAATTGAAGACTAATGACAAGAGATGAATTAAAGAATCTGATTAACATGTTTCAATCAAGTGATGCTGAGAACCATATTGTTGCATTTCATGCAATTGAGAACAGTACACTTGATAATAATGAGCTAGTATTATTGTATAAATTTTCAGGACAACCATTTGCACAATGGAAGAAAGAAATTCCAATGACTGCACAGAGGATTGCTGATGTAATTGGTGATGAAGCCATAGCATTATCATCTGCACGTGTGCTTGGTATTATTACTAACAATAAAGCAGCCAAACATGTAATAGAAACATTCCTGGAGTTTTTTATCCGGGATTTAACCAGTATGTTAGGAAGCATAGGGTATCCAATGGACAAAGTAGACATCAACGTAAAAATAAAAGATGATGGACAAAGCACAGAGTCTTAGTAAAATAAGTAAAGAATTAATGTTGAAAGAGCCCTATTACGGGTTCTTTCTCATTATGTTAAATAAAGTTTGGAGAAAAGATCTCCCAACTGCAGGAGTAAGCAAACAAAATATTAACTATCAATTAGCCATTAATGAGGAATTCTGGACTGGTTTAAGTGATATGCACAAGATGGGCTTACTGAAACATGAATTGCTCCATATTGCATTTGGACACCTTACAAGTTTTAGTTCTTTTAGTAACAAAAAGCTTGCTAATGTTGCTATGGATATGGAAATTAATCAGTATATTGAAGACTCTTGGCTGCCAGAAGGAGGTATCAGAATTGAAGACTATGCAGATCTCAAACTAGATAAAAGAGCTGGTTGTAGATATTACTATGACCAGCTTCTCCGTCTTCAAGATGAGAAGGATAAGAATGGTACTACAGGTAATGATGCCATGGACAAACTTCTTGACAATGTAGCTAGTGGAGATATTCCAGATCATAGCACATGGGAAGAGTTTGATGACATGACTGATGCTGAGAAAAAGCTAATTGAAAAGCAAGTTCAGAAGATTCTACAAGATGCAAAAGAACAGACTGTAAAGAAACGTGGTAATGTACCAGGTGAGATTGAGGGTCTAATTGTAGTTGAGGAGTTTACTGCACCTAAGTTTGATTGGAAAGGTTATCTCAGAAGATTTACTGGAGTAAGTACAAAAGTATTTACTAAGAAGATCAGAAGAAAAGAGAACCGTAGATATGAAGATAATCCAGGTCTGAAGATTAAGATGCGTCAACACATGTTGCTTGCTATTGATACTTCAGGTTCAGTAAGTGATACTGAGCTTGCTGAGTTTATGAATGAGATTCATCATATCTACAAGGTAGGAGTAGATATTACTGTAGTACAGTGTGATACTTCTATTAAGTCTATTGAGCCTTATAAAGGCAAGAATGAAATAAGTGTATTAGGAAGAGGTGGGACTGAGTTTGATCCCGTCCTAGATTATTACAATGCAAACCTAAAGAAATATACAAGCTTGGTATATTTCACTGATGGTGAATGTTATACATCTGTAAGACCAAGAGGTAAAGTCCTATGGGTCTTGTCAGAAAGATCAGGCATGAATGAAGACCTACCAGGTCAAGTAATTAAATTAGAATTATAAAAACAAACATTATGAACACAGTACAATTGAATGCAGAAGAGTTAAAGAGTTTTATCAAGCACATGGTAAATAATAATCAGCACATCCAAGCTCAGGGTAAAGTTCCTGTAGCTGTCAATATTGAGGGTGATGCTGGTCTTGGTAAGACTTCAACTATTTTACAATTGGGTAAAGAGTTAGGAATGGATGTTGTAAAACTTAATCTATCTCAGATTGAGGAGTTAGGTGACCTTGTTGGTTTTCCTGTTAAAGAATTTCTTGTAAAGAACCAAGAAGGTAAACAAAGATGGATTACTGAAGCTCAAGTAAATGGTGCTCTTAAAGCAGGTTATACTGTAGCTGATAAGAGAATGTCTCATGCTGCTCCTGAGTGGATTCAAGGTAAAGGTGAGGGTGGTTTCCTAATCTTGGATGACTATACTCGTGCCGACCACAGATTTATGCAAGCTACTATGGAGATTCTTGACCGTCAAGAATATGTATCATGGAAGCTTCCTAAGAACTGGCATGTTATCTTGACTTCAAATCCTGACAATGGTGACTATAATGTTACTAGTCTTGACGTAGCTCAGAAGACCAGATTTATTTCTGTTGAAATGAAGTATGATGTAGCTGTATGGGCTAAGTGGGCTGAGACTGCAGGTATTGATGGTAGATGTATTAACTTCATGTTGATGCACCCAGAGCTTGTAACTCAACGTGTAAATCCAAGAGCTATTACTACATTCTTTAATGCTATTAGTTCTATTCCTAAGTTTGAAGAACAGTTGCCACTAATCCAAATGATTGGTGAGGGTTCTGTAGGTGCAGATTTTTCTAGCATGTTTACTATGTTTATTAATAATAAACTAGATAAGATTATTTCTCCTGAAGATATCCTTACTAAGGATGAAGCATATGTAAAGGGTGCTATTCTATCTTCAGTAGGACAAGGTGATGATTTCCGTGCGGACTTATCCAGTGTCATTGCAACACGTGTTATTAACTATGCACTTACTGTTGCTGACAAAGGTGGAGTTCCACAGCCTATGATTGATAGATTGGCTAAACTAACTACAGAGTTTGATGGTTTTACAAATGACTTAAGATACTATATGGTCAAAGAGATTGTAAATGGTAACAAAGTTAAGTTTGCAAAGCTTATGCAAGATACTAACGTAGTTAAGATGGCAATTCAGTAATAACTAAGGGGGTGTAACAGCCCCCTTTATTTTATAATTATGAAAA